ATTGACCCAACCCCGGTGTGCTTCCAGCTTAAGACTACTAATGTAGTCACACTTGCTGGTCATTGTGGCTCGCCATATTTCCTTTATGAAAGGATGGATAACATCGGAGCCATAGGCGGTATTCACTTGGGGCAGTTGGTTGATGATCATTCCACTAAGGTGGTGATTCCAATCTATTATACCGACATTGTTGACTTGTTCAGCGACATCGAAGCGCCCCCGGAATTTGAGGCTGGCCCAATTATGGGTGATACGGAAACTCAAAGTGGGATGCTCAGTCATAATTTTGCCACGTGCAAGTATGAGCTACAGCAAGGTGATACCAAATTCGATATTACACTTCACAATAGCCCGAAGTTGTCGATTGACACTTATTGGGCTCAGAACACCATCGAATACATGAAGGAAAAGATGGGAGTTGAGGTTAATGTCAATTCATATTCAGTCCTTGGTTACGACATCGGTGGCGGGAATTTGTCATCAGACTTTCAGAAGTCACCGATGTATGAATCCATATACAACATGGACTCCACCGGTTTTCCTGACAGTTTGCGTTCTGAAAAGCACGTTAACAATTTGACCAGGAGCAAGCGGAACCATGATGCGGCTGCGGGCATTGCTGCCATAATGACCCACGCGGACCACAACCCGGTGCTGGCGGATGAATTTTCGAATGCAGCTCAGGCATATTTTGAATCAATTGTCACTCTCGATGAGAAGGGTGGCAACTGTATTTTCAAACAAGTCCATCCAGTGGATGTCGATATTGCCATCAATGGGTCGCATTTTTCTAGCGACGGGATTACAACCACCAACCACAAAGGTATGGAAGCCATGGCTATGAAAACTAGTCCGGGCCATCCATGGGTCATGATGTTCCCCGATGATGTCCAAGAGGGCATTCAGAGGGTGGGCAAATACCCTTGGTTCAAGTGTGCCTACCAGCCTGATGGGCGTCGTCATTATACTATGGGGCCTCAGCTCTCAGCTTCTTATCAAGAGCTTCTTTCCCTCTTCAAGAAAGACCACAAGACGAAAGTCAAATTTGTGACAGCCTGCAAGGACGAGGTGAAGAAAGACAGCAAGCCGACTAGGCTTATTATGGTTGGGCCCCAGTGCCTGACTATTGTCTGCAGGGAGTTCTTGATGACTATATGCCGTGTCATGCAGCTAAACCCTTTCGTGTTTGGAGCTGTGGTTGGCCTGGATGCTACATGTGTTCAGTGGGACCAAGTTCACAATTTCATTTGTGGCACCAAGGCCAGGAAGAGGTACACTTTTGATGGCGACTACAGGGACTTCGATAAGAGCCTTTTTCAAGAGGTCACTGATTCAGTCAAGTGGGTCATTTTGTCCATTTGCGAGTGCAGTGGTAACTTCAATGATGAGCAAATGTTTGTCGTTGAATCGATACTGTGCTGCCTACTTTCTCCAGTAGTCGATGTTTTTGGCGTCGTCTACTGGTTTCGGTCTTTTAACACGAGCGGTAATTCACTCACCACTCAAATTAATTGCATTGCGAATATGCTTTTCATTTGGGTTGCGTGGACTCGGCGGATGAAGAAAGATATGGGGAGCGCATATGATGAGCGCCTCAGTCGGGAGATGTTCAATAGACTCGTTCATGTGGTCACTTATGGAGATGATCATTTGGTTGGCGTGACTTATCCGGACATGCTTAACTGTCGTATCATGGAACAGGAGCTTTCTCAGCTTATCACTTACACCGATGCTCACAAGAATACTGGTGCTGACATCGCCGAATTTAGCTCTCATGAGGAGTTGATTTTCCTTGGCAGGTCCATGGTGATTGATGAGACGGGTTCTTGCAAACCGCCGCTTGAGTTTAAACGCTTAGCCAAAACTTGCCTTTTCTTTAGGAAGCGCGCTGGAATGCAATATGAGCACATGATCCCAGATTTATTTCGGGGAATTTTGCTCGAAGTTCATTTCCATGGTGAGGATGTTTACAATCTTTTCTACGAGCGGATACTCGAGATCATGAGCGAGTATTATTCCATGAACAGGCATGACCTTGAGATTACTTTCTTTATGGACACGTCTGGCGAATTGCTTACTTACGATTACTTTCGCAAGTGGTGGCTTGACAAGAAGGATAACGGATATCTTTGCGATCCTAAATACGAGATGATTGTGCACCCTGATCCTAAGAAGGATCAGGAGTTGCACGATCGGTACCTTGCGCTTAAAGCGCTTGGTGCCAAAGAAAACAACGTGGCTTAAATGCCACACCAAAAGGTTTTTCCAGTTTTCCTTAATAAACCGGGTTTTTGTATATATTATATGTATATATTTTGGTTTTTGCAGTGTTTTTCCTACTGATGTTGAGGTGCGAAAGCATTCTCATTTCCGGGAATAAAACCTGACCCGACCCTGCAACCCATGTGCAAGATGGTGTGTGATCTTGGTCGGTGCCGTTTCATGTTTATATTATATACGTGTTAAGTATGCTCATGTCGGAGCCTATGCTTAGGATTGACGGTCCTTGCTGATTGGTTAAGAACCCGCCCCCACAATATAGGCGTAATGTTGGGGGCGTATTTCGTCTGCGAACACAAACA